CGACTGGGTACAAAACGCCCCCACACTGAATTTGAAAAAGTTCATATGAGCGAAGTAATGACAGGGCGTAAAGTAACTTGGGCAGATAAGATTAGCGTTGCTCAAAAAGGTAGGAAATTTACACCAGAACACATTGCAGCATTACGAGCAGGACAGAGAGGTTGTCACAAACCTCCTCGTACGGCTGAACACATTCGACATTTAATGGAAAGTCGAAAACGAAAGGCAGCAGAAAGGCGGGCTCAATGCCAGAATCCAGTGTAGGCGTTATGGACGCTGTTACACGGGACGGCGATCCGAATGGAAGTCTACTCCCTCAAGATTTTAAGAGTAATAAAACGGGCGATCTACCGATTGATAAGGAATTAGTTTTAGTGTGCCGGTCTGCAGAACTTGCTAAAGCTTATATTCAAAATCGTCAATGGGTTTTGCTCTGGAGGGACGCAGATATTTTATTTCAGTCTCCGAGACCCATGTCTGTGTACGAGAATACTTTTTCCTTTGTAAGTTAATTACAAAGTGAGTGAGGCACCTCATCGAAAGGTGAGACTGCGAATCTTCTTTAATTAAGATGAACCCTGAAATGGGAACAGACTGCAAGCAGCGCAAGCGGGCAGCAGTAGAGACTAAACAAGAAGACATCCTTCGGGATGAAGCGATAGTCCGAACTTACGAGAATCACAATCGTAAGAGACGAACAGAAATGATTCGTCCCGCCTAAGGCGAGTAACACTCTGACGTTCTCGAACCTAACGTTCAGCGTTTCACCGTTGCGAAAGTCTGCAACGCGGTCGTGCCGCAACTCTACAAGGGTTTGTTCTACGCCGACCCGCCGATGTTGATTCGGCCTCGCCCCGGTACGAGCCAGAAAGTCGTAGACGCTAAGACGGCTCTGTATTCGTACATTCTGGATGAGTGTAAGTTCAAGAACCACACGAAGTGGGGCCTTGAGCAGATGGCCCACCTTGGCACAGGCATATTCAAGTGGGGATACGACTGGAAAGAGATTGAGACCTTCAAACGGTCTGCGACTGTGACGCATGTGGATGTTCCGAACGCTGATGGCACCATGGGTACGGAAGCAATCCCTTCGGATGCTCCGCCTGACATCACGCGAACGGTCAGAATAATCCCGATGCCGTTCTTCGAGCATCGTCCTCTCAACCGAGTTCTCATCGACCCGCAGTTGGAAGTCTCCGATATTCGCGAAGCACGTTGGGTGATTGACATTCGCTACATGGATTGGTATCAGTTCATGGAGTTGAAGAACAACATCAAGGGCGCGATAGCGGACGGCGAAGAGGGTGTCGTAATCGACGGGTGGAAATTCCCATCCGACGGACAGATAGCGGCGATGTGGGATGGTCAGCCAGGGCAGCAGTTGCAGGATTTAGACCTCACGACTCAAGTGCGTGGCGTTGTATTCCACGCTGAAGAAGTTAACGCGCAGACAAGCCCTGACCCCCGTCGCACGAAACTCGAAGTCATGGAGTATTGGGATTGCGGGCGCAAGATCCTCGTCTTGAACAAAGAGAAAGTCATCTATACGGGCGGGAACGAGTTCAAGAAGATTCCGTTCTTGTCGAGCAACTGGTGGAATCGGCCAAGAGCGTTTTATGGGATGGGGCTCGGTTTAATCGTTGGTCAAAACCAACGGGTCGACCAGGGCACGATCAACTCCATTCTGAAGATTCTCTCGTACGGAGTGAACCCTATCTATCTGCGTGATAGGGACGATAACGCCCCGACGCAAACCATTCGTACTGGTATCGGCAAGATCCTGAGCGTGACTGACACTGAGAAGTCTTATAGGTTGCTCGAATCTCCGAAGGTACCTTCAGACATCTGGAGTGCGATGAAGGAGAACGAAGCCGCGACTGAGTCTTCCTCGGGTGCAGATCAGACGCTCGTTCAAGGATCGTCTGCTGGACCCCGTGCAGGTATGGGACGCTCCGCCACAGGCGCAAACCTTATGGCTGGGGCATCCGCAACCCGATTAGACGGCCCTCTCGATAACTTCATCGAACAGGTTTTCAAGCCGTTCATCGGTATCATTGACATGTTAACGTTCACCATTATGTCGGATGCCGCAATCCATCACATCCTTGGGCGAGAAATGGGAGACGACTTCCTTACCCGGCCAGATGATGATGGGAAGAGATTCACCATTCAGCAGTTTCACGATGCCCAGATCGAGTATGAAGTCCTCGCGGGCTCCTCACTCGCTGCGAAACGTACGATGGCTCAGTCCATGGTTATGCTCACGCAGATTCTCGATAATCCGCAGATCCAGCAGTCTCTGGCGGAGATCAATCAGGAGTACATTGATTTCAAGCCCATCATCTCGATGTGGCTCGAAGCCAGCGAATGGAAGAACAAGAACGACATCATCAAGCCGATGACGGCGGATATGTTGCAGCGTCAACAGGCGAACTCGAAGGCCGCTCTGCAGGCTCAGGCGATGCAAGCCAAGCAGCAAGGCGACCAACAGAAGTTTGTTCAGAAGCAGCAACTCGAAGACCAAGCGTCAGACAATCGCATCAAGCGGGATATCACCCGTGAGGCTGCAAAGGCCAGCGGTATGTCGGAGACGGTTGAGGGGACACCCTCGCAACAAGGTTTGGAAGGGATGATGCCCACAGTTGAATAAAGCGTCGGGTGTCGGCCCGATTAAACCGACCCCCTGCCGATGGGCTCGTGAGAGGATCGGCGCACATTTCTAGGAGGAGATATGGAGGAAACATTTGACCTCGCCAAAGAGGGATTGAAACCCCTGACGGTTTTAGACCAACGTCAACGGCTCGTTATCGCAGGGTACATCCACACTGAGGGGTTTGTTATCCTGCAAAGAATTTGTGAGGATGAGTTGCGTCTTCTCAACCAGAAGTTGATTAATACTGATGCTTCCAATCCACAGGAAGTGTTATCTAATCACAGTCTTGCGAAAGCTGCTGGAATGTTTTACGCAGGATTTTTGCAACGAATCAAAGAAGAGATTACGCTCGCCAATAGCGAGTCATCTACGATTGGCACGATTCAAGATCCAGAACGACCGTACTACCCGCCAGAGTTTGACGGACAAGAGCTATTTTAAGGAGGAGGAAACTATGAGCACTTACACGTTTGCACAGATCGACAAGATGTCGGCGAGTGAATACGCCGCAAAGATGAATGACCCCGAGTTCGTTAACTTCGTGAATCAGGTGACCGCTCCCGTAGTGGATGTCCTGAATCCTGAGGGCACACTCCCGCGAGACCCGCTAGGGAGACCCGTTCAACCTGACATCGACCCTGAGACGGGGATGCAGCGAGTTCCTCGCACGGAAGTGCAGACGGTGACTCCCGATGGTGTGGTGCTTGACACCCCGGCGGTCGAAGCCATTGTTCCCCCGGCTGTTCCTCTCGCAGTTCTGGCTGAACAGCGATACGAGTGGCAGCCGACTGACGAGACCGGCAGACCGCTTGGCGGAAAGCAAGTCATCATCTATAAGACGAATGAGGAGATGATTCAGAAGTTCACCGAACAGAATAACTCGATTCTGCGTCAGATGCGGAAACTTTCTCGGGACGCCCGTTTGGGACTCACGCCCGAGGAAGATGTTCCCCAATCGGCCCCTCGGCTGCCCACGAATTTTGGCAGTTTCAAGCCGAAGCAACTGACTGTCGATGAACGGTTCCAGTTGACACAAGATTTGAATGACCCCGAGAAGTTCGAAGACGCTAAGGTCAGATTTGCCGAGGCTACGTTCGGGGCAAAGCCCGAGGTACTGACGGAGACCTTGAACAAGAGCCAGCAAATGCTCTTTGAGAATCAGGTTGTCCGCAGTTTCGACGAATTCCTTGACAGGGTAGGCGACGGCTTCAATAACATTGAGGCGAATCGCATGGCCCTTACTAAGTGGATGGGCGAGAGGAATCTCGAACCAACCACCGACAATTTTGAAATCGCCTTTGCGAGAACTGCCGCATTGCAGATTCCCGCTACGGTTGTCCAACCGTCACAGGCTAGTGTTGTTGCCCCTGCTTCCGCAGTGGTAGCAGCATCAGTGAAATCGGAACCGAATACGCAGGTTCCCACTGCAACTCCCAGTCGGATTACTGGCGAGGAACAGTCGGCACAAAACGCCAGACGTCAAACACCCTCAGGATTGAATGACCGTGTGTCTTCATCCAGCGGAGCAGCACCCGCGAGTGGACAATCTTTGACCCTGGCCGAAGTTGACAAAATGTCACCCGACGAGTACAAGAAACGGATTCTAAGTGATCCGAATTTTGCGAAGACGGTCGATCTGCTACAACAGCAGGCTGATCAACGTCGCCTCGCCAGACAGCGTCAACTCGCATAACTAAGAAGGTAATCAGTTATGAGTTTCTCTCCATCTGGAAACCAGCTTTCCAACCTGCCCCAAAGCACCGTGAAGTATTATGACAAACGGTTCCGTGAGAATTTGAAAGCACAGACTCCGTTCGTCCGTTGCTCGCAGCGTTTGGATCTCCCGAAGAACTCGGGTAACCAATACGAGATGTTCATGTATGTTCCGCTGGCCGCTCTGACCACTCAGACGACTGAAGGAACCGTGGGCAGCTCCCTGAGCGTCAACGTTCTGAACACCACGGCGACCATCGGTGAATATGCCGATTACGCTAACTTCTCTTCGCTGTCTCTGGCTACCGCCATTGACAACACCGTCGAGAACGTGGCCAAGGAATTGTCGTATCAGTTGGGCGAGTCCCTGTCGGCTCTGGTCCGTGCGTCTGCAGACGGTGCGAACAGCATCGACTCCAGCGTGCTGGTCGAGCTGGCCGCGAACTCCACAGCGAGCTTCACTGCTCTGTCTCTGAGTCAAATCAGAAACGCCGTTCAGTCTCTGGCTGGACGCAGTGTGAAACCGTTCGCCAAGGATATGTTCGTTGGCGTCATCCATCCGTTCGCCCTGGGCGACGTGTTGGCTGACAACTCGAACGATTCCCCCATCGACATCCTGAAGCATACCGACAAGGGTATGATGCGGATGGACGACCTGATCAGCACCGATCTCGAAGACACCGTTGAACTGCCTTCCACAGGTGTTCGGTTCTTCCAGACGAACCTCGTCACGCAGACCGTGAACTACCAAGGCGTGACTGGGCTGACTGCTTTGAGAACTTACATTTTCGGGCAGGATGGAATCTTCTCCATCAACCTGGGTGCACAG